TATCCTTCAATAATTTGTTGCTTAAACGATAAAAAAAAAGCGTAGCACCTAAAGCTACATCTAATGGAAAGTCTGCATAGCCATCAGTACCCTTGTAAGGTTCTATCTCATACAGGTCACCCTTCTCCTTTACAATAGGTCTATACAATACTCCTACGGTCTTATGCAGTTGTTGCATATCACTTAGGTAGCTATCCAAATCAATATACTCACCAAAGCTCATCTCTTCAAGGTTGGGTACAAAACCATATTCCTTGCCTCTAAAGGACAATCTCTTTACAAGTGGATGCTTACCACCTACGATAGATAATATGTGCTGAGAGATGTCTAAGATGTCCTCTGCTTTCATTGCATAGGCTACCTTCAATGGTATGTTAGCAAATAGTTCAAGAGCCTTGAGGGTCATAAAGGTTTCATCACCTTCTACCTTTAGGAACTTTTGGTACTGCTCTACCGTGAGTTCTCTTGCGTTCTCTGGAAGTATAACCTTTACCTCCTTACCTGACTGCATATCTACCATAGTTCGGTCTGCTTAGTTTATTATATGTTGCGTACCTCAACGCATCTATAGCGTGGTTAAACGCATCAATAGGTTTATTGAGTAGCTTACCATTCTTATCTTCTACCCACTTGTAATTTCTCATCTCCTTGACAAAGTTAGCACCTGTGATATGTAGCTTATACCTCTTGAGCATATCAATACCTGCATTGATGCTATCAGCACCTTTCTTAGTAGGCTTGATATTCCAACCCATCCTGTAGAGTTCTTCTATGGATTTAGGTTCTGCACTATCTGCAAATATCTCTGCTCTTCTATCTATCCCCAATGCTTTTAACTTCTCACTAATATCCCTATTCGTTAGGTTCGTTTCGTATAGAAGTTCTTTTGCAAAAATGTTATTATCGTGATGGTAGACCCCAACGAGAGTAGTCGGGTCATTAGTAAAACCAAAGTCCATACCGTAGGAGAGGAATTTAGCCTGTTCGGGTATCTCCTCTTCCATAAATGTAAAAATTGTAGCTTTACTTTGACCCCTTTCTCCCAATCCGTATATACGCCAGTAATCTTCATCAGTAGATTGTAGTCTCTCAATCTCCTCCACAATACTATTATCCAGAAAAGGATTATCCAAGTAAGTAGATTTGATAAAGGTGACATCATCTCTCGTGAGTAGCCTGTCGTATATCCAATGGAAGTCATCGGAGGGGTTGTAGTCAATGTATATCTTGTCTGTGGTTCTAACGAGTAGTTGGAAGAAGTCTTCCCAAGTAAGTTCGTTTGCTTCGTTACAGAATAAATAGTGCCGTCTTGCGCCTCGTTTCTTTTGAGGTTGGTCAAGTGACACGAACTCAATGATGTTGCCGTTAAGCCTATATATGTGTTCGGATTTGTTATGATACTTCTCATCATACAAGTTCATATTAGTTAGTATCTCAATAAAGTCTCTCATCGCAGTCATCTTGAGAGAGGGTAGAGATTTACGCACAATAGTAAAGACCTTACCCTTCTCGGATAAAGCCAATACAATGATGAGTTGAAGTAGTGAGTATGTTTTACCAGAACGAGTACCTCCTTGATTTACTACAATCTTGGTAGGTGCGTTATAGTTCTTCTCAAATATCTCACTCGTTTTTATCGCTACGCTTGACAATCTCTATTTTGACTTCGTTAATCTCCTCATCGGTTTCTATCTTATTCTCAACCCTTGCGAGTTTGGGAGTGGTATACTCCGCCATTTGGTTGAGTATCGTTAGAGCCTTCTCTGGGTTGTCTACTGCAACCTCAGTTAACCAATTGGTCATATTCTCTAAGTTATCCTCTACGAGCTTTGTAAAGGCTTCTCTAATCTTGTTAGTGGTTTTATTGGGTGTACCCTTTGTTCTACCACCTTTCTTTTCTTGTCCTGCTTTGAACGGCATACTATACAATTCTACTTTAGTATGTTAACCTACTTATCTTCCTTTCGTTTCTTAGCCTCTTCTCTAAAGAGTTTCTTAATGGTTTGAGTGTTGGCTCTACGAGCTTGTCTATTCTCTCGTGTAGGTGCTTCAGGTAGTTCTATGAAGTTCTTTACGAAGGCTTGTTCATCTCTTGATAGTTGTCCTCTCATATGTATTTGTACGAGGAGTTCAAAGAGGTTGTTTAGGTTGTTACGATTGATGAGTACATTAGCACTCTTACCTGTATCACTCATTAGAATTTAATTAGCCTCAGTCTTCTTTGGTACTTGCGTATAAGTAATGCTGAGTTGGTTAATTGGTGTTGTAGTTCTGGAGTCCATCCGAATCTACTTGCTTGTATAGATAGGTTGATGTTATCTATCATTAACATATCAAGGTACTTTTGTACTTCTCGTATGTGTCGTGTCTTGCGAAGGTATGCTTTAATCATTCTCTATTCCGTTTTCATCCCTATCTCTAAGGCATAGTTCTATAATTGTCATAGGCTTAGTGCAGTTGCAGGTCATTGTATTACTTTATGGTGTTTATTGGGGGTTAGCATTAATACTAACCACATTGGTCTAAATTGTCGTAAACCTCTTTGCTTGGACATATTCTAATATGAAATAGGTACAAGCTAATTAATATAAATTCAGAGCATTTGTAATAATCAAATACTCTTCCTGTTCCAACTCCTTTTCCTTTAATAAATTTTATATACATAATTTTATCTTAAACTGATTGTAGGGTGTGCATAAACATAAGCTAAAGCCAGAACGCTTAGAGCAAATATGCAAATCGTAAACACTAAAAGGTAGAATAGAATCTTTGTGGATTTTTCTCTTTCACTCATTCTCTTTGGTGTTAAAGGTTAAAAAAGACCCCATTAACTGCGTGTACTTTGCAGAACCTACTTCGCCTTGTTCTTATGGGTAAGGGGTGGGGTCATCTCTTAAATATCTATTTCAAATTTAGGCGTTGGTTTATCAAGCCATTGTATAGGGAAATTCAAAACTTCCATAACCTTAAACAAAGTGTCTTGGCTTATGGTCTTTAAGCCTCCTTCAAAGTTGCTCAAATTACTTTGGTTCAATCCTTCCACCTCTTTGCAAAGTTTGGTTTGCGTATAGCCTCTATACTCTCGTGCTAACTTGAGTTGCTTTCCTCTATTCCAATCTACTTTGTTATAGATTACTTTCATCTCTCTTTGGTTTTATGCGCCTATTTTTAATAGGTTGCGCCTATTTTTCTTTGGTGTTAAAGGGTTGTTAGGGGTTAGCTATAATAAAAATTATTCACGCCACCATTTATAAACACCACCACACTTTCTCTCAAAGTACTCATTCCATTGTTTAGTTGTTTGGTAAGTGTTAGAGTAACATCTTTCTATTTTATCATCACTTTTACTCATTTTAAAACTTATCCAATAGTAATTTTTCATCTCTCTTTGGTTTTAAAGGTTTCCATTGATTTTGATATGTGCATAGCAATTTCCAATGCTTCGTGCTTCCACCTTGTGTTCAAAATATCATTATCGTATTGTGGATAAGGGATTTTTGCAATCTTATACTTGCCGCCCAATTCCGTATTCACTACATTCCAAGCATTTTTACTTTGTGAGTGTACTACTTTTGTTTTCATCTCTCTTTGGTTTTAAATGTTTTATCAAAATATTCTTCTGCTCTATGTGGGTGTATCGGTATATCTTGACCTCCCTCCCAATAAGCATCCATAATCACCTCTTTCTCTTTCTCAAGCATTGATTGTGCTTTTGCTAAGTCAATAATATAATCAACTGCCAACGATTCAAGTAATCTTCCTTCTTCGGAAAGTTCTCTTGAGCGTTGAATTGCTTGGTCAATTAATTTTTGCATTGGTGTTTTCATCTCTCTTTGGTGTTAAAGGTTAAAGGGAGGGTTCGCTGAATAACCAATTCACTTATTAAATTAATAAAAATCCCCTCCCTCTATTCCTTATGGTAAATCTTCCTGTTCTACAACTATGGAGATATTCTCATACCCCATATCCATTAATCGCTCTCTACATTCTCTGGCATCCTCAATGGTATCAAAGAGGTACTGAATGGCTTTTGTCCTTATTACCTTGAATATCATAACTCTCCTTGTATTGTGTAGTTATTAACCATCTCTTGTATCTCCTCCAGAGGTCTGTTCTCAAAGAACTCGTGATACTGCTGAAGGGCATACAATACTTTCTCCTCACCTTTATTGTAGAAGTCCTCACTTACCGTGTACACCCCTACATCACAACTTAGCTTGTCTATCACCAAGAACTTAAACTTAGTGTAGTCAACATTGAATAGCCTACAATAGATGTACACTTGAACATCATAAGAATATTTATGGCGAGATGAGTACACGAAATTCCTTAAATCCGAAGTTGTTTTCAGGTCAATGATAGTACCATCGTTCTTTAGGATATCTGCCTTTGCTCTAAAGGGGTATCCCTCTATGGTGTCATCTACTGCACCAACCTCAAAGGTAGAGTCTCTTAATAGTTCTACTGCTTGGTGGTTCTTGAATAGTGCCTCAGTAAGTTTCTCTGCTTTCTGCTTTTCCTTTTGGGTAAACAACATATGCGCAGGGTACTCAGCTTTCATCTCTCGCCACTTCTTAGTGTTCTTAGTGGTAACATCTGCGAATACGAGTTCGTTAATCTTATGAGGTTCTAACACCATCATATGAATAAGCCTACCATCTATGAGGGCTTGGCTATTGGTCTCCTCACCGTACTGCATAAGATTGTAGTAGGTTCTTGGAGAGTCCAGAAGTTTCTTAATGTTGGAACTACTGAATGCTACCTTTCCTAAGTAGCCGTAGTAGAAGTCATCGTTGGCTGCTTGTTCTACGAGCCAATCTTGTTTGTGCTGCTCACCGTTGAGCATTGTAATTAACTTTGACATAAGTGTGATTGTTTTATCGGGTTAACCCCATTCCTTGAATAAAGCGTTGACCTTTGTCGTGGTCAATGCTCTTGATTAATCTATAAATGAAAGCAGAGGCTCTGCGTATAGATAGCATCTCTGCCTTGCTTGTTTCACTTCCTGTGTTTTGATACATCTGTGCATCTATGTGTAGGAGTTGGTCAATCGCCTCTTTGTCGCTTAACGCTTCTTCAAAGGCTATCTGTGCTTGTAGTATTGCTTGACTATGTGTCATCATCGTCTGGTAATTTATTTGGTTCTCAATATAGTCATCTTCTTCTTCTTCACAATGACAATCAAAATACTCTTCTATAAGACACCCCCCACAATTATCACAGGTAGCATCTTGATAGTATTGGTGACTTGCTAACTCTCTATCTAAGTAATCCATTATACAGGTAGATTAAAAAGTGATTCAACAAATTCGTAAAAGGCTACCATAGCGAATACTGCAAGGGTAACTAATAGGTAACAAGTACCTCCGTAGATGATGTTCTCTTTAGTAGTGAACTTACTCTTTGACATAATAATAGTGTTTTGATTTGTGCTAATATAAACAAAATTCTTAACACTCTACAAAATTATTTCTTGAATAAAACAATCTTGAGTAATTAAAGCACTAAGTGGTGGTATCCATCCTAATGCATTATCATCTCCTGTAGCTGAATTGCCTACCACCTTATAGGTTATATCTTCTAAGTGTTTTAAGAGTCCCTTGCGCTCAAATACAAAGGCAGTAACTGATTCATCTCTTACAAGCATATACACATAGTACAACGCTTTAGAGGCTCGGATACCTGAGTCTTCATCTTTGTTTGTGTTCTTGAACTCTATGTAAAGATTAGGCTCTTCTGGAGTGCCTCTTCTATTAGCCCACCAATAAGCCTTACTATCGTACTTTACCTCAAAGGTATAATGGCGATTGCTAAACTCACTTCTCACATCCCAATCGTAGAACTTCTTCTTAGGTGCAGTAGTTATGTTGTAGTGTCCCTTGTTCTCAAGATGGGTACACCATAGGCTCTCACCAATATCTCCTTTAATGAAACTCATTTAGATTTGTCTCTTTGATTAACTGCTCACCATCGTAGAAGTAGAAAACCCCAGAATCGTAAGTAACCCTAATACCATCAAAAGAACCACTAATGTCAAAGCGATACTTCTCGTTTCCGAATCTTGTAGCAATACCTTTACTCTCTTCATATTCTAAAACCTTATGACCTTGAGAGGTCAACCAAGCTAATAGTAACTTACTCAGCTTCGTATTGGTCATATACCTTTCTTAACTCATCTATATGCCTCTTCCATTCTCTTGGGTTACAAGTACAAGGGATATAGAACTTGTGTTGGAATATCCTTGAGTGTATTCTTGATAGTTGCTCGTGGTAACGAGGTCTTAACTCCCTACCCTTAAACTCTGCAAAGAACTCCTTTAAGTAATTGTACTCACTCCCCTCTAAGCATAGAGGTTGAGTCTTCTTAGGGAACAACTTGTTGAGTTTTTCTTTCCTTGCATCACATCCGCAGTCTATACCTGTAAGTTCTGCAAAGGTGTCTACTACCTTCTTGATTCCTGTAGCTTTAGTGATTTTCTCAATATCATCACCTAAACCTTTAGATTCTTTCGCTTTCACCGTTCTGGTAGTCTTCGTAGTCTTCTTTGATTTTTTCGTGGACATACTCTTTAGATTTTCTTAGTGTATCAAAAATGGAGAAGAGGCTTATGCCTGTTTCCTTCTCTATATCTCTCATTGACATATTAGGTGGTGTGGTAGATTTCAAACATCTTATGGTCGTACCAATGTTGGTCTTTCATTATATCCCATACCTTGTCAATTATCTTTTCAAAGCCTTGTGCTTGGATAAGGTCGTACTCTTCCTCTGCAATATCGTACTCAACCATATCACCTGTGTATACCATTAAGTCTTTCTTGTTTTGGAAGGTGCGAACCATATTCCGAAGGGTAACCCATATGAATAACTTGTTGGGTTGGTTCTTGTACATTATACGCTCTGGCTTGTCTATATACTTATTCAAGCGTATGTACATCTCTTGCACGATGTCTTCAGCGTAGTCTCCTGCGCCAAACTTGTGTGCCATCTTTAGCCACTCCTTGTGATACTCAGCAAGTAAGTGTAGTAGATTCATTGCTCTTCTCTTTCAGTAGCCCAAGTAATTATAATAGCAAAAATCCCAAAGCACAACTGCAAAGAGTGGTACTTGGGATTCTCATAGTCATCATCTAACTCGGAGTTCCAATAGTTTACTCCAAGTAATAATCCGTATAGGGGTGCTATGTCAATCGCTAAGTTCATATTGTTTTAGGCGGTTAATCTCTTCATCCCTAATATACAACTCTTTACGAGCTTTTATCAAATCTTCCCTAACATTTATTAACCTTTCCCTCAATTTAGCATTCTCTTTACGCAAGGACATCTCCTCACTCTGCTCTTCATCGTTGCGTATCTTATCAATAATGTCACAACTCTGGTTGTAGTAACTAAGGTACTGCTTGTCAAACTTGATGTTAGTATCGTGGTTCTTCCAAGCCCATATCACCGTAGCGTGATTCTTCTTCATCACTCTCGCTATCTGCAAGGTGTTGTAGATGTCTCTCGCTGCAACCATAAAGGCAAACCTTGCCATCACATTTCTATGCTCTCGGTTAGGGTTAATCTTGTTAAAGATGACATAGTTGTCATACTCTTCCTGTAGGTGTAATTCGTTTGCAATCATTTTAGGTGTTCGTTTAAATTATCTAATCGTTTTTCGTATTCAGTAACCTTAGAGGATAGATGCCTTATGGTGAGCTTCAAGTCTGCGTTCTTCGCTTCTGCCTCCCAGACCTTTTGTTGTACATCCTCAACCATATCTATAGCACTATTGATAGCACCATAGATAGACATAAGGTCAAGGAATATATCCATCTCGTAATCATTGTTTAGGTCTTGAGGTTTTAGTGCGTTAGCTATCTGCATTAGGTCGGAGTTCTTTTGTCTCAACCAAAGCAATGCTATGCTCTTACTACCTCCCCTTACCCATTGGTAATCTTCTTGTAAGTCATCCATCTAAAAAGGCATTTGTCCTTGTTCTTTTTCTTTCTTGCTAATGAGATTCTCTCCGTGTATCTCAAAGCCTACATTATTTGGTAAGCTACGAAATTTTACAGGTTCATCCAAAGGTGTAGGTCTACCTCCTGTTTCTACCTCTTTTACCTTAGAGATAATGATATGGTTGTACATCCATTCGGTAGGGTGAGATTTATAACGATGTATGACTATAAAGTCATCAGCACGGTTCACCCACTTACCCCCCGACTCAATATCTGCTGCGCTTGGTGGTATAGGCATACCTGCATACTCGTGTCCTTGTGGGTGTTTCATACGCAAGGCAGAAGTAACTGCGTGAGCGCATAGCCATATACTTACATTGTGTTGCTTTGCCCAATTCCTAAAGTGGGTAGCTACCTCATAATCGTACTCGTGACCTCCAAGTGTTTTGTACATCTCCTTGTCCTTTGATAGCGAGTTGTAAGGGTCAATCATAAAACCATCAAAGCCTTCTTCGTGGTAGATGTCTGTAGCCTCCTCTAACAACTCAGCATAGGTGTACATCTTCTTATCCGTATCAATAATAACAAAGTATCGTTGGATAAGGTCTTGAGCCATCATAAACTCATCTTCTTCTATTTGGTTTATAGGCTTACCTAAGAAGAACTCGCTAACCTTTTTAATGAGAGATACAGGTGTGTTCTCGGAACTAAACACCAACCATCTTATATCATTCCTTATTGCTTGTAAGAGCATTAGATATAAGGTGACTGAAGTCTTACCCACATTAGCGTGTCCCAGAACTACATTGAAATTACCTCGTTTGAATCGGAGGTATTGGTCAAGATTCCATTGACCGAACTTGATGCCTTCTTCAATCTTGCCCATTCGGACATCATCAAGTTTACCGAACACATCGGCATAAGATATTTTTGACATAGTGTTTCAAGAGTTAAAAAGGGAGCGCAATGCGCCCCCTTCAAATATAGGTATCTTTTTAGAAAGGTAAACCTTCATCAGCCACAGGTTGTGGTTGGGATTTACGCTCTAAAGCTACTTTTGCTTCTTCAAGCGTTTGGTCTTTCTGCCTTCCTGCAAAGTGTTGCTCTTGAGATGTTTGAAGCTCCGCTTTCTTCATCACCCAATCTGCAAAGGTCTGTGCATTCGCAATAACTTGTTGAGGTGTACCACCTAACTCTGCTGCTGCTTTTAATGCCGTTTGTCTAACAATTATCTCATCCTTTGATGAATGAGCAGTAGTCTTACCAGATGCACTACCATTAGAAGATGGTGTTACATTTGCAAACTGAGGGTTTACAGGCTTAACCGTGTAGTAGGTTTTACCTTGATACTCTCTACCAATGTATTCGTAAGTAGCCTCTTCACCTACTACAAACTTTGTTTGATGCTCGGACTTGGAATTGTACTTCCCATTGTCTCCGTTCTCAAATGTTACATAGAACCCATATAGAGTTCCGTACTGCCCTTCGTAGGGCTGACCTGCGGACTTGATGTCCTTAACGACTGATGCTTTAGTCATATCTATTTAATTTAGTTAATAGTTCAAAGTTAATAAAAATGTTTATAGTACACAAGACCATTGTTCAGCAATAGCATCAGCCATTCCTTGAAAGGTTTTGCTTCTTAGTGTTCTTCTTTCTTCTGGAGTCTTAGCATTTTTTAATGCTTCATAATACCATTTAGGTTGTCTTTTCTTAACTCCCTTCTTGCTTATAAATTCAATAAACTCTCCCTTCTCTACAATGTTTGTAGGCTCAAGTTTAGGAAGATTCTTTAACCAAAAGCAAGTAGATTTACTTGCCTTGTCACCAAACATATATGGGTGAACAATTTGGTCAGGCTTTCTAATTTGTGATGAGATAACGCTAATAGGATTCTCTATTGCTATATGCTTAATTGGTGCGGTCATTAGGTCACGAACAAAATCTAAAGCCTCTGCTTGATTTTGCCATCGCTCTTCATTTCTTGAACCATCCTTGTTATACAACCATCTCGCACCGCTAACCGCCAAGTAAGTACAAGGTGGGTGAGCAATCATCATATCATATTTACCGCTATATGCTTCTTGGAATGCATCCCCTTGAATATGCCACTCTGGATGTCCTCCACTACACGGCAACAAATCACAACTATAAGCGTTGTAGCCTAATTCTCTAAAGGCTTTTGTTATTGCTTGAGATTCCTCACAAGCTATTAAAATCTCTTTCATAAGCATCTCTTAGTCTAATTTCAACTTCACAATAATTCTTTTCAACCGTAGAGTCAAAAACGATAGTGAGCCTGTTATAATGTTTAGGAGAGTCATCAGCAATCCATCCGTTAGCAACGAGAGTATCAGCAACAAATTTTGACACAAGTACATTATTGTCCACATCGGTACGAGCATTGTACCTAATATAGATAGACATACCCTTTGCAATATGGTGGTCGTAACGAGCCAATTCTTTTTCAATGATTTTCTTATACTCATCTTTCTTCTTTTTTCTAAATGTCCAATGCTTACCTGCGTATAGCGTATTAAGACTTACGGTCTTCGGTAGTGTCAAATGTAGAGTCAGCTCTTTCACAATCATAACCTATGTATTCAAGTTCTTTTTCTATGTGGTCTATGGCTTTGAGCAAATCATTAACAATAGGATTGTTAGGTTTCTTACCTGCTCTAAGTAGGTAGGCGATAGCCACACCAATGTTATAGGAATCTCTTGCAAAGTCCATACACACATCAAAGGCTTCAATGCCTTTATACTTTCCGTGATAATAAGGAGGTGTCAATTTCTTGTTGGTGGTACTTGGCGAGTCTTGACTCACTTCTTGCTCCCCAGACCTTTCGGTCATCGTAGAATCCAAAGTGTAGGTAAAAGTGGTCTTGCTTGGTGATTTCGTTGATTTCATATGTTTCTGGATACTCGGATACACTATATCTCGGTTTGTGTTTCATTAAGGGCTTTCTTGTAAGCGTTAAACATTGCTAAGACACTATCAGCATCTATCTCCCTACGAGAGAAGTCTCTAATGATGAAGTTCTTTAAATGATTGAGTTCTGTCTCAAGAGCTTCAACTCTTGCTTCACACAAGTCTAAGTATTGGTCTTTAAATGATGACATAGGATTAATTGTTATTGGATTCGTATGTACGCACTATGGTTTCTAATGCTTTTGGTTTAAGGTTGTCGCATAACCACTCTATAAGTTCTTCAGGGTTTTCTGCATCTCTTGATAACCATTGAGCATACCACTCAAATATCTCCTGTAGTTGTTCTGGTGTTTTATCCACTTTGTAAATGTTTTGATTTGTTACGAATGTACACAAAATTATTTACATACAACAAAGAGATAAAAAAAAAGAGGCGAGTGCCTCTATATATAATATATCTATATCTCTATATATTATAATAGACCTATAGGTCTATATCTATATATCTATATATTAAATAACTACTATATATAATATATCTCTATATATAATATATATATAAAAAAAAAGAAAGGTGGGTTACCCCACCAACTTAAAACACTTTCTTTTATTAACCACTTGTGAACACAAGCAGTCTTAAGAGCAGAGGCTATTTAGAATGATTCTAAACTACTTAACCTTACCTCTCTTATCTAAAGAGCGTACTGCAAAGTAACCTCCTACAACCGTTACACTTAACATATTCCATAGTTGTATCCAAGCACTATCAACTTCTACCCAACCAAGACCATCAAAGAAGGTCATAATAACCAGAAAGGCTACCACTACAATTAGGGTTAATGGTCGTACATTTTTAGAGAGCCAACTATCACTCCCCATATCAGCTTTCCACCTTGAACTTATCTCGGCTTCAATAGAGGCTCTTACAGCCTCTTTCTCTTCGGGAGTGGATACATACCTATCCACAACATTAGAAACGGCTTCTATCGTGTCCTGTGCGCCTTTTCCGAGCAGTTTTGTTATTAGTGGGTTCATTACAATCTTTTTTACAAGTACATTCCTTTGGTTCAATACTGCACCACTTAACTACCACAGGCTTCGCAGTCTTCAGGGTTGTCAATGTTGCAAGTAGGTTGTTGGGTGTCTGTAAGGTCTTGGATAAAGCTATCTAAGCTATCGTTGTCGTGGGTGATGTTCATTTAGTTTTCTTTATTCATTAGATACCATCTCTGGGCAGTATATCCGATTGAGGCAATCAATAACACGATCTTTAAAGTCGCTTCTAAATTGCTAAATGATATTGCCATCGTAGAGACATTCATCAAATATACTTTTAAATCTGTAGTATTCATCTTACTTACAATTATAATTCCGTTTGAACATCAAATGATGGACAAGCCTTACTGCTAAATTCATTGTGACCGTGAATAGTGATACCCTCGTAAGTATCCGTAAGAGATAGTAAGAGCTTTTGCATAGCTATCTTTTGTGCAGCAGTTCGGGTGTCTTTAGGCTTCATATCCTCATCAACACCTCCTACATAACAAACACCAATACTATTAGTGTTATGCCCTTTGCAATGCGCTCCTGCTCTCTCTACAGGTCTACCCTCTTGGATAGTACCGTTAATCAAAATCACATAATGATAACCGATATCACTCCACCCTCGTTTGATATGCCATTGGCGTATAGTATCTAAGGATACAGTCTCTACCTTCTGGAGTTGCAGAGCAATGAATTATAACCTTGTTGATGTGTCTCATTAGTCTTCATCGGTAAAGTAAACACTACCAACACCTTGCGCTCTTACTGAGCCATCACAACACTCTATAGAGTAGGTTGAGGTTTCCCAACATAGACAACCTCTTCTATCACCTTTAGGAGAGGTGCGTGAGGGTATGTAATTCTTTTCGTTATAGTTCATTTGAATCAGGTATTGGGACATATTTAATGCGTTGCAATTCATTCAATTGCTCGTGTATTGCTTCAAATGCTGAGTCAGTTAATACTTGTAAACCAACAATCCAATTATCATTTCCATCCTTTGCAAACTTCAAAAGGTTGTCTCCGTTTCTATAACCATCTAAAGCATCATATTGCTCTTGTGTTGCTTTCAAAACTATCATATAGCAGTTAGATATGTGTTTATGGCATCATAAAAATCGGAGGCTTCAGAACTTAAATCACCACCAACAAAAGCAATACCTAAAGTAGAATCTGCAAAAGAAGTGCTTCTCTTAAATGCAGTAAATGATGCAATAGGTAAGCCTGTTGAATCGTGTTCTGTATTGTTATCTTTAGTAACTCCGTTATGTATTATTTGAGTATTACTTGCCGTTGACCTATTAGCGTGAACAAAAACATTTGCACTATACGCAGTTCTTTGAACAAATTGAGAAGAGTTAAAATAAAATCTATCTGCACTCCTTCTGTACCAAGACCTATTAGCCACATCGGGAGAACCAAAATCACTCAACGCACTTGATGTTGAACTTCCTAAACTACTAATAAAAAAACCAAAGGATGCAGCATCTTGAGTGTAGTTATTTCCATCATCACTTGGTGTGTAATCTGTATCAAGGTAGGAACTTGTGCCATTACCACTAAAACCAACATCTGTAGTAAATGTAGGACTGCTGACTTTTGATATTTGAAAGGTACTTGGTGCTTTCCAATTTAATGTAGCAAAATCACTATCACCATCCGATGCAAACACATAAAATAAATCAAGTTTATCCCATACACCTGCACTTTTTAAAGATGTAACTAATGTATTCTGCAACTCTTGTTGGTCTGATTGTGGGGCTTGGTATCCTAAAGCAGTTGCTCTATCCAATACCGCTTGATAGTCTGCATCTGTACTATCTGCACCTAAGTTCTTGTAGACTATACCCCAATCAATAGTATTATCTCTACCATCACCCCAATAGGTCGTCTCATATATTTTTCCGTAGCCTTCTAAATCACTCATTAGATTCTAATTTTTTTACAAGCCTCTTGAGCTTCTTTAAGTTAACCTCTTTGACTTTGTAGCGTTTCTTAGAGTTGCCATCCATTGAAGACTGCATCTTTGTCTGGGTGTACATCATCGTTATTATTCGTGTTATATTCGGGGTAAGTAGAATTGTTAAAAGCCATAAAGTCAATAAACCTACGAGTATAGTGTTCTGCAATGTCTCTATGCTTGTTGGTTAAGAAGTCTACTTCGTTCTTCTCCATTGCTATGCTATTCTCAGCAGTATGCTTATACGCACCACCGTTACCTATCGTGTAGGCAGCGTGAGGTAAATACTCAACCATAGCCCAATGTATTAACATCGGTTGTACATAGTCATCCAATAGCGTAGCATAAGCAGCAGGAAGTGTATTCGCAATAATATCAGTACGCAACTTATCGTACAACTTAGTGCCTAAGTAGTTTTGTATGTGTATCTCTTGAGCAATCTCAATGAATTGTAGGAACTTGTCGCTATCTACATTACCAGAGAGTACGCTATTGCGTACAATGTCATCTCTCTTTATAAATAATACTTTTGCCATTATCCTTTGTAATTAGGGTGATGCCCTTGTCTTGGCATATCTATTGGTGCTACTGCAACCTCTTTAGGGTTTTTAGGTAGCTTAAATCCTTCTCTTACCGCTTGGTTAACATTAACATATCTCGTACCTCGTAGTGCATCGCCACCGTAAGGCTCTCCGTTCTTCTTCAACTTCTTCTTGTAGATTCTACGCTCCCATCTATGGTAGCAGTTTACTCCTCCCTTGTACTTAAATAGAGAGTAGTTTCTACCCTTGTGTCCAAAGCTCTTGTTAACACCTCTTGCACTCATCATACCAATGTCCTCTTTGCGGTACAATTTTCCTTGAGATAGCATAGTCTTACAGAAAGTACGAGAACTGCCTTTAGCAGTCTTCTTAGTACCCTTCACATACTTGTATCTCACCTTATAGATGTCCCCATCTTGAGTGCTATCTTGTTTTGCTGATAATTCAGTAAGTCCGTTGAGGTAGTTCTCTACATCAAAGTCTTCAGGTTCATCATCGCCTACAATTTCTGCATCAACGAGTTCATAGCCTTCTGGCTCTTCCTCACCCAAGTCAGCCAATGCATCTAACATCTCGTGGGCTAACTTGTCATCAAGAAAAGGGCGAGAATCCTCTTTCAACTCCGTTGTACAACAATCCTCAACCTTGCTAAGTTCTTCTCTTTGCTCCTCAGTAATATCTGCTTGGAGTTCTAAAGGTTGTAATGTCTTGAAGTATAAGTTTAGGCTTATTTGATTGTAAGCAAGGATATCATCTATAGCATCCAAAATCATCTCTTGGAAAGGTCGTATAACCGTGTTGTGAAAGAGTAGACTTGCAGTCTTCAACTCATCAGCATTATTACCTAAACCGCTTTGGTCTTTAATACCCATAAGCATAGGTGAAGTAACCCTATGGGCTACCATCAACTTACGCATACTCTCATCCTGCTAAGAATTGGTATTGCTCACTCGCATCCGATAGTTGTACAGGCTCAATACTTGCAGCCATCTCCTTATTATCGTTAAACGCAAGGATAAACTTACCGCTATTAGAAGTACCGCTAAACTTTTGAATGATTCTACGCTCTATAAGTTCTCTCTCCTCCTCAGTAGGCACACCGTTGTTGAAGTTAATCAACATAGAAGGGCTTAGACCGTTCTTAATGTTGTTGATGTGGTAGTTTGCTACCTCCTCCTCTAATTCAGCATAAGGAATACCTCCTTGATAGTCTACAGGAGAATAGTAGTAGAACCCAGAACGATAAGGCTTGATACAATAGATTTCTAAAGCATCTCCCTTCTCTCCGTGACCAAAGGCAGGTATTCTTGTTGGCTCATACCCTCTCTTACGAATCTTTGTCCAATCCTTAGAGTAGTAGTACCCACATACCTCACCATCTTCATTCATCTTCTCAAAGCGTAGTGTCTCTATAGGCATATGTGCTACCTGTACAATCTTACTCTTATCCTTATTGTAAATGATTTGGAACGCTGCTTGACCTAATGCTTTTAAGTCAAAGGTTACCTTACGCAAACAAGAACGCTTGAATAGGCTCATCATTTGAGCATACGCCTCTGGCTTACGAGAGGCATCAGTCGCAGATAATCCCTTGCCGTACATAAGCTCGGTCATACCATTGATGATAGCATTGTTTGTCGCACTACCATTGTACCTATCAATAAGGTATTGGAAGTAGTTGTTGTCTTCGCCATACGCTACCCACTCCTTACGATTGTCTTCAACTACCGCAGGGGTTGTATGTGAGGCGAGGTTAACGATTCGTATATTACTCATCGGTAAATGTATTGATTATCATTATCAGTATCCTCATAGTGAGTGAACTCACCATTGTTGATACTAAACTTCTCTAAGTCCGTTTGGTTAGTGCAGAACACTTTACCTCTATATATCTCGTTAGTTCCTGTGATTCTAATGGTATAGTATCTATCCTGCTCAAATGTATAGGTAGGTGTGATATGCAAGTAATTAGCCTCTTGCGTAGCAGTTAACGATTCAGTAGAAGAAGTGTTTGTCTCCTCATCAGTAATCTTTACCGAAACGCTTGTATCAAACGCTCTTGGAACAAAGTATATCTTCTTATCTGTTGTGGTTACAATATGCATAATAGGTTAACCACTAATAGAGGTAAGTGTTATGAAAAAGAAAAGGGTAACCCCGAAGAGCTACCCTATCCCAAAACCAAAACACCTATGTCGTAGGTCTTACAAAGATACTACTTTATTACGAGGTAACAATAGTATCTGTAGCAGAAGTCATACCTGCAAATGGGTCACCATCAGCAGAACCTGCAAGAAAGTTTGCAGCAGTACGCTCCATAGCGTTGAATGTTAGAGAGTATCCACTCATATCACCCATAGCAGCACCAGAGGCTATAGAACCTCCTGTAACATCTGCTCCGTGTTCACGACCTACCAAGTAAGCATTTCCGTTATAATCCTCAACAATAATGTGAGGTCTTCCGTATGCCAATAACTTGATTTCGTTGTTATCCTCCTTGCTCAACTGAGGCAAAGAAAGAGTAACCGCTTGGTCAAAGAATACTGTTCCATTTTCACGAGATGCGTTAATCGTTTGCTCTACACTTGATGTGCCTTTAAGCTCATACTTGTAGGCAGAGAATGTTCCTGTCATATCAGTTACCTCATCCGAAGAAAGAGTAAGTGTTCCTAAGTCTCCGAAGTCTACAAAGTAAACTGCTTTAAGACCACCTACCGATTCTCTACAAGGTAAAGCACGACCTTTTGTTAAATCACAAGCCATTTTCTATTCTTTTTTATTAAAAAAGGGCAGACAAGCATCAGCCTACCTGCCCTAATTATTAACTAAACTAAACTACCTATTAAGTGTAGTAAACGATGTCTGCACCGATACCGATTTGAACACCTGCCGTAAAACGCATTACCACGCGAACATTTTGAGAACCATCAAGGTCAGCCATATCAATTAGCTTCACTTCGTTGTGGTCGCTCAATAAACCTGTACCAAAGAACAAGTTAGACTTCTGTGCAGCTACCATATCGTTGTCTGGCATACCAGAACAAACAAATAACTTCACACCATCAAACGCTAAGTCACCACCATTGAACCAAGTAGTACCTGCGTTGTTCACACCATTAGCACCTAAACCTGATGCACCAAATCCACCTAAAGCACGAACATAAGCACGAGCGATAGACTGAGATACATAGATGTACAAGTCCTCTTTTCCGTAAACTGAAGTAGGGATAGCATCAACTACTTTACCCAACTCATCAATTACATTAGCAGCAGTTACCGTAGTACCTACTACATCAATAACATCACCATCAGCAGCCAATAGAGCAGTAAAGCCATCAAACTCACCTTCATCTCCATCATCACCTTGCCAGATTGTCTCTTCAGTCTTTTGTGCTACTTTAGCAGCGATGTGACCGATAACAAAGTCAGCAAATGAAGGAGGCAATGTATCAAAGACAGAGTAGCCCATTTCAGCAGCTTCCCAATCCGACCTTAGTGTTTGTCGGCAAATTTGCAGATTTACTTGAAACTCTTTTGGAGTTAATACACGCTCTGTTAGTGTAACTGTTGAACCATCAGCGAAGTCACAAGCAGCGTCTTTTACCAATGCGTTAGTAGAAAGAGTTTTCATTACTTCTTTATACTTGACATTTGGCTTAACGGTGATACCACCACCTTCAATGGTATCAGCACTCAATAATGCAGCGGAGATGTACTTCCCTGCGAACTCACCTGCGTAAGTTGTAGTAATTGATGTTGCCATTTTCTATTTCTTTTTAAAGTTGATTATTCTAAATCTTATAAGGTTAACTAACTAATGTTGTAGGTGTTAGTTTTCTGCAAAAAAAAAGGAGAGCAATGCCCTCCCTTATAGTATTGTAGTGGTTGATTAAAATCCGCTTAAATTAGAAATCATATCTAAAGTAGATTTCAAGTTTTCTTCTGCTTGTGCAATAGCTTTGTTTAGGTCAGCAATCGCTCCATCGTGACCTAATTCTTTTGCGTACTGCAATCCCTTGTTAAATTGAGAAACTAACGCTCTTTGTTTTTTAACTGATTTGTCAAAAAGTTTTTCAGCATCGTGTACCATATCAATACCACGAATAGCATCCATATTAGCCTCTTTCATTTGACCTTTTAGGTCATCCATAATACCTGCCAACTCAACCTTCTCTTCGGATAGTTCAGTAGATTCTTGAGGAGTTTCTACTTCTTGTGCTTTAGCAGAAAGCTCTGCCCATATCTTTTCTACCTGCTTCATAACTTTTCTAATTTCTTAAAGAATTTACCTGCTGCTTTAAATTTAGCATCCATATCAACACCTACTTTAGCAGCCATTTTCATAACCTCATCAAAATCTCTTGCTCTACGAGCAGCGGTATTAGACATAGCATCTAATTTTTTTTGCATAGTCTTATAGTCTTGCAATATGTCTTGAACCATAGCAAGTTCTACCTTCTGCTCTTTAGCAGATAATTCAGCCCATATCTTTTCTACTTGCTTCATTATCCTAACTTGTCAAAGATTCTACTTAGTGTGTCTTTTCTTCCACCTTCAGCAAACTTGTGCATCTTTGGTGTCTTAGTCTCTGGGTTGTGCTTGATAGGCTTCGCAGCAGGTTCATCAGTAGACATCTCTACTTGCTCTTCAACTACCTCTTCACTCATCTCCTCTTCTTTAGGTGACATCATAGACTTGATTTCATCAATCATACCTTTGAGTTCATCCATAGCAGCAGTAAGTTCTTCCTTAGTAGCGTAAGCCATCTCTTCTTCTTTCTCTTCTTCTGCTTGTTCTACCTCTTCTTCTTGAGCAGGTTCTTCAGCAGGTGCTTCTTCTGGTGCTTCTTCTTCTTTAGCCTCACCGATTTCAGCGATAACACCTTCTTCAGCTACTACGAGGATACGACCATCTTCCATCTCGTACTCACCGATAGGTAGAGCGATACGCTCATCTTCAGTTACGATGAATACCTCTTGGTTAGGCTCAAATGCTTCGGCTTCTATTACCGTGCCGTTCTCCAATTTCATAGACTCCAACTTCACCTCATCTTGTAGGTTAAGCAGTTCCATAATCTTGCTTAATGTTTCTTGTGATTTCATATCTTAAAATAAATTTGATACTTTCTTTATCGCTTGACCTTTTTTCTCAAAGCCATCAGCTATGTCTTTTAGTTTCTTGATTTCAGCAGGTGGTTCTATACCTAACTCTTTAGACTTGCTTATTAAATCGTTGTAGTGTCTGTTAAATTGACCTGCTGCTCTTAAAAGACCATTATACTTATTCAATTCACGACTAAGCATACCTTCAATCTCTTGACCTCTACGAATAGCATCTTTTATGTCATCAACTACTCCAAGTTCCACCTTCTCGGTAGTTTGCTCTTCGGCTAATTTAGCCATCACCTTATTTAGGGATATTCTTTTCATATTACATTTTTGATGCTTCAGTTGCTAACTTCTTGGCTCTACCCAAGCCTGTTGAAATGTCTTGTAAGTCTTTCTCAGCAGTTTTTACCTCATTAGGTAAGTCAATACCAAGTTCTTTAGCAGCACTTTTAAAGTCGTTAATCGCTCTCTCTTGCTCCTTAACACCTGCTTCTACTTTATCGTAGTCTTGTAAGGCATCAAAACCTGCATTTTGCAGTTGGTTTCTTGAGTTCAAGAATAATGTAGCCAAAGAAGATACACCTCTTAAAATGTCATCCGCTTTAGCTAATTCAACTTCTTGAGGTTGTGCAGATAACTCCTGCCAGATTTTTTCTACTCTTTGCATAGTATGTTAACTATTAGTGTTTGTTATTGTTAGATTTTATCAAGAGACTTCAACTTACTCTCTGCCCATCTCTTAGCACTCTTACCTCCCCATAGAAGATAACTAATGTATCCGCAAGACTTCGTGTCACCCTCATCGTAATACTCCTCTGCTCTACTCAGGTAACTATACATCCTCTTTATAGTCTCTACACTTATAGCTTCGCCCTTTGCTAACTGCTGCGCTCTAACCTTACCAACCTGTGTAGCACACTTATTGTTGACCTTCTTATTCAACTCTATACCCCTTTTAGCATTGTTGCGTACCGAAGTGGGGTAGTCCTTGTAAGTCTCAAGTTCAGTACGCTTACCCTTTTTTGTTCTCAAGTCTTTCTTGATGATAGCCTTAATCGCATTTAACTGCTCCTCTGCTTTCTCCTCCTCTGGTGATTGCTTACTCGCCTCTACCTTGTCTACAAAGTATCCCTCAATGCTAAAGCCTTTGACCTTGCCCTCCTTGACATAGTCATTCCAAACCTCATCATTATGAACCTTCATTGATACCATCCAAGTGCCTACAGGTAAGTCCATACCATACAACTTACTCTTGTCTTGCTCACCTTCTATTATCCAACTCTCTACAACACTAAGTCCTGTAATGTCTATTTGGTGTTCTAAGGTAGCTTTATTCTGGTTACCATTGATGAAGAACAACTCACTTGCCTTTCTTACCGTGTCTTGTGAGAAGTAGATGTAATACTCATCATCACCACTCCTACGATAGATAGGTTTGTTAGGTACAAGTGCTGCTCCCAAGAGCAAACGCTTGTCTTCATCCATTGTCTTTAGTTCTACTCGCTCTTGCTCTTTAAGTGCAACGAAGTCTTCTTCTATTGCAGGAGCTTCTACGATGCTGATTGCTTGGATACCTGCTTGTAGGCTTTCTTCATCCAATAATAGTTCTACTATTCGCATTGTTAAAAGGTTGATTGCTTAATTCTATTTCTATCTAATTCTTGTTGTGAGGTAACATCGCTACCTACTACATATGCTTTTACAGGATTCTGTTGTAGTGATTGTAGTATTGCATTAGTGCCTGTACTACCTACTACATTAAACTGAGGTGTCATACTACCAAAACTACCACCACCATCTGGTATGTTAGTATCTACACTACCCCCTCCGCTAAATTGTTGTCTTGCTATGGTGGCTATTTGTGCTGCACCTGTAGCACCTACGAGTGCTGCATTTGCAAACCTAAAAGATTGCGTTGGTGTAGGGTCAGTAGTCTCAGCTAATGCTTTAGAAATACCTTGTGCCGTGCTTATAACTGCGTTGGCTATCCCTGCAACCTTGTTAATCATAAAGGCTCTCTTTTGTGCCTTCTCATTCTCACCTGCAAAGGCTTGTACAAGACCATTGATAGCACTTATAGCATCCATAGACATCTGCACCTTTGCATCTTGTACTTGTCGTTCAAGGTCTTGTCTCTTACGAGCCTCCTCACCCTCTTGAGCAGTACGCTCTGCATTGAGTACATTTATCTCACTTACCATATCTTGATAAGATTGTGTACCCTCTGCATATAGTGCTTTTTGTTGTTCTAATGTAGCTAATCTACTATTATAAAGTTCTTGGTTAAGTTGCTCCTCAAGTTCAAGTTGTTTAAGTACATTCAACTCTGCCTCTATTGCTGCTTCTGCTTGAATCTCTGCTACCTCTTGAGCGTTCTCCGCTTTACTTATCTCAAGGTCTACTAACTCTCTCTCAAGAGCCATCTCATTCATCAACTGCTCACTTCTAAATCCTGCTACTTGTGCTTGTACTGCTGCAAGTTCATTAGTGGCTTCTATTTGTGCTTTCTTGAACTCTACATTATCCTTTTCAATCGCAAGGTCTTGATTCGCTTTTGCTAATCGTATCTCAGCAAGTTTCAACATCTCATCTTCTTGCTTTCTTAGGACCGCACCTAAGTCTTCATTCGCCTTGATACGCTCTTGAATAGTAAAGCGTTCATCATCTCGTACTTGTCTAAGTTTCTCTGCTTGTAAGTCGTACTTCTCAATAAGACCTTGAGACAAGGAATCTGCTAACTCAGCAGATTTATTGAGTTCAGTCATTGCAACTGCTGCCTTGACCGTTTTCGTAGTGTAGTCAACAACGGCAGTAGCCACCTTCTTAGTAGTGTCTACTATCTTATCAAAAGCTCCATCTACACCTGTGAACACATCAACAGTCTCTTTACCTGCTAACTTGACATCTTCTAACGCTCCTGCAAAGTCACCACTAAACACCTTCTTAACTGCACTCGCTAAGAACCCTAATGTGTCAAGATATGACTCAAATCTTTCTTGTATGTTTTTCTTAAATGCATCAGCAAAATCTTTTAAGGCTTGTTTAGGGTCTTCAAAGATTGCCTTGAAATAATTGACAATAGAACTACCCCCACTACCAGAAATCCATTTGGTAAAGTCGCTAAACGCTATTTGCAAAGTATTGAAAGAGGTATTGAAGAAGTCTACTACTTGCTGATTATTGTCAAACAATTCTTTAAGGATGTTTAAAGCCTCAATCACAAGACCAATACCTGCGGCTTTCATAGCCATCCCTAAACCTTTAAAGCCTGTAGATAATGCCTTAACACCTTTCTTAGATTCTTGCGCACTCTTACCGATATCTTCAGCACTATCAGCAATATCATTAACTGCTTCAGCAGTCTTGTCTGCTTGTTTTTGAGAGGCTTTTAACGCATCAATAAGTTCATCTAACTTTCTCTCAAGACCAGAAAGGTCTGCACCTATTACTATGTTCTTCTCTATCGCCATTTGCCTAATGCTTCTTTAAAAGTACGAGGGTATTGATACTTGCCTTTGGCAGTCCTAATATCCTCATCTCTTTCGTTAGTCTCCTTGAGAGCCTTAATAAGATAACCTAATTGACTATACATCGTTGAGTAGTTCCATTTCAGCCTCACCTGTAGTTAGGTTCAACTTTAATTGATTGATAATGTAGTTTCTTTCGCCTATGGTCAACTTATCATTAACCTTCAAAGCCAACATTATACCCAAAGGTAACTGAGCCTTGTAGCTAAATACCCTTCTGCTCGTATCGTATAAGTCAGTAATGTAATCCTTCCAATAGGTATTATACAATCCTTGACTAAAGCCTTGCAGTAAGTAAGGGTCTACCTCAGTACTAAAGTTCAAGGTCTTGGTAACATTCGCAGCAGTAATAGCGTTGACATTACTTGCAAACCAGAATGAACTCTTAGCGTTCTCACCATTACCCATATCAATATAAGCATACCTCTCATCATCACTACTTACGGTTATAGTACCTGATGCATAGAAGATATAAGGATTACCAATGTAAGGCTCTAACTCTCTTGTGATGGTTTTGCCTACATTGATTTCACTTAGACCATTATCCAAGTCATCTAATCTTTCAAAGAGCATATGGTCAAAGCCCACTTCAACATCAAACTCTTCGCCATCAAATGTGAAGTCGGCTCGTAAATCACCATAGCCGATATCATTCTGTAGTCTATATTGTTCACCTAAGATTGCCTCTGTTTCGTTATACTTGTAACTGATTCTACGATAGAGTTGTGGTTTATTGATATTGACCTCTTCCGTATCCACATATTCTGTAATCTCTCTTGTAGTGCCTTCTGCATACCAATCATCTAAGGGTTCTATATCGTATTGTCCGTTTCCTGTGGGAACGATAACCAAGTTGAAAGCTCTAACAAGGCTTCCTATAAAGTCACTAATCTTTTGCTCTGGCATTTGGTCACTAATAACCACATCCGATGTATAGCTTTGAGCAGTAGTTCTTGTAGCCGTTACACCTGTTGTTGGTGTTATTCTAAAATAAGCACTTATAGTATCTATAGTAATTGTAGAGGCATCCCAATCCGCAGGAGGTGAAAACCTAATCTGCACTCTATCGCCAATAGTAAAAGATGGTAGTTGTAGGGTAAGGCTCGTTACATTTCCTGTAATCTCTCTCCAAGTATGTAGTGCATCATTGACATATACATACAACTTATAAGTATCGGAAGAAGTCGTAGTAATCTGTACATCTGCCGTTGTTATATTATCCGCATCAATAATGTACTCATCTGTTGTAATGTCAAAGTCTGGATTACTTGTAGCAGTAAAATTGTTTGCTATAGGTGTACTACCATTAGGTTGGTCTTTAAACATATACCCTGCTCTCCTATGACACCACATAAACAACTTACCAAAGTCAGCACTATCAAAGAAGTCACTATTGAAAGTAACACTATACTTACTCTCTATAGCATCCAATATCTTCTGCAACTTTATAGCAGGTTTTAAATCATAGTAGAACACACCGTGTTCTGGGTGACCATTATGATACCATATATTGTTAGCACCACTATCACTACTCGTACTATCGTATATCCAATTTGCTACAGGAGAGATAAGAGGGTAGATAATAGAACTACTCGTACCACTCACATAACCATCTAACCCTGCCTCTATATTGGTATCGTTATAGGTATGGTCATACGCACTCAAATCAAGGTCTGTAAGTTGGTCTTCTCCGAACTTATCCTTGAGAGATGTTACATTGCTAAAGAACCCTACACTATACGCATAAGGTTGCCCTTGCTTTACTTGTACACTCTCCAACTCTAATACCCCTGCTCTAAATAGATTGTGGTTAACCTCTATGAAAGCATCTACCCTTACACTCGCATTAAAGCTACCAGAGATATCTACATTGTAGTAATGCTTAAATATCTTGTTGTTCTGTACTGAGGCAGGAATAGTAAAACTTTGAGTGAAGTCACCAAAGACCTTAGAGATATCCTTAATGTTTTGTACACTTAGGTTAATCTCTATGTTCTCATTTTGGAATAGGTCAGCTCTTTGACCATCAATGTAGAGTTCTACTTTATACATATCTTGTATCGTATGCTTCTTCTACTTCTATTGTGTAGTTGATTGTTCTATCGTTTATAGACTTCTGCAAGGTGACTGAATTAGTCACTACATTTACAGGTAACCCATTGAGCAATATCTTCTCACTCATCATAAGGTCTTTAATAGCCTCTCTATAGTCTTCAGTTACCCACCCTGTGTTAAGTGTTGTAGTCACTTTACCATTGGTGTTGAACTGCTGATAGATATTATCTGTAGTGTCGTAGGTAAACCCACTTGATGATGATGTGCCTATAGACTTTCTAAAGCGTTCCGAAGTCACACTAAAGTTATCTTGACTTGCCTTGTAGAAGTGGATAAAATCCCAAGTGCCATAACGATTAATATACTGAATGGTATTGATAGTGTATTTAGGCTCACACTCTTTTATTACAGTTATGGTGTCATAGATTGTTGTGGATGTGGCTAATTGCAATACCCACTTGTCAATGTTTATAGGTCGCTCCGATGAAGAACCTGTATACCCATCACTTGTAAGCCAATTGTTTAAACTTAACTCACCTATAGGTATTCTAAGTATCCTATCTTCTGGTTGCACATCAGCGTGGTATCCTGTAATATCAAATTCATAGTTAGTGCTATCGGGTTGGTAAATCACAGATTCAATATCCTCATTGTTGTACTTACCCATAAACAAAGGCATCATCTCATAGCCATTATCTTCTACATATATCGTTGAGGTATTGTTAAGGAAAGTAGAAGGGAACTCAAAGTTAGTACTCTCACTAAATAGATGATAACCATTAGATGCAGAGAAGATATCTGTGCTTCCTGTCTCGTTTGTTATAACAGAAGGAGATGCTACTGTGCGATAATTCCAAGAGTAGTCTACTTGTACCCATACGATATTATTGTTCTTCTCACCTGTAGGAGATGTTCTCGTTTGGTTAGTATCGTATACTGCTCCTATCTCTTCTCTCACCATAGGTGCGATATCAAAGGATACATTTAATTTAGATGAAAACACATCTCTAAACAAAGTATAGTCAGCAGTAGATGGTCTACTACTTCTACTCCCATTCCATACATATATCTCTAAGGTAGCATCTACCAAAGATTGTATAGTATCTGCCGTATCTGCTAATGTTACATATATAGGGCTTCTTGCTCCTACTAATTGGTCTGGTGCTATTACACTCATATTATAAGTCTCGTAATATGTTATCTAAATCATCATCTAAGCCTCTCAAAATCTCAAGGGGTAACCTCTCAAACTCTAACGCAAATGGTGCAGTAAAGAAGTTGCTCTTAGGTATACCCTTTCTGTATATGCTTCGTGATACCAAAAAAGTAGCACTATCTATATTAGCTTTTGTCTTAGGTATAAACTTTCCTGTCTTGAAGTCTCGTAGCTTAAACTTGTTGTTGGTTACCATCCTTCTTATAGCACCCATATTAGGGTACTTGTTGGTAAAGCCAAATCTTGAGCCTCCTTGTACTTTGTACTTAACACCATCAACACCCTCATCAATGTATTGACCGTAGTCTAACATCTCAAAGAACATCTCGTAGTTAAAGCCACTTTGAAACTGCCCTTTAGTATTTCTATTCTGCTTGACTAATAGGTTGAAGTCTATGCTATCCTTTAGGTCACCTGAGAACACTTGTCTCCTTCTACGCTTCTTACCATCGTTAAAGGTAATAGTGCGAGTAGCACCAAGATTTAACTTCGCAGCTTTCACAACCCTGTTACCAAACTGCTCAAGCACTTGCTTCATATGTTTAGTGCTTATGGACAAGTGGTAATGGTATTTGCTATGTCAATAGATAGGGTTAGATTCCAACCTACCAATAGGTTCTCAAACCTATCTTCAAAAGGCTCACAGGTAGGTTGTCCGTTGAGTTGGTATTTGTCTTGCATCAAGTCACCTCTTTTGAGATGTGATACAAGGTCGTTAGCTACCAGAAGTTGTGTGTTTAAAATGTCGTGTCTATTGTCAACACCATAGAATATCTCTGCCTCTTCTCTTGGGTCATCCTTACTTACATCTGCTACATCCATAAACAAGATGCTCATATTGTAAGTGATGCCAATATCGTTGAATGTCACATTGTTTATCATAATGTGAGAGAGAGGGAATATAGTCTGCTTGTTGAGGTCAACCTCAAAGATATCACCCTCAGTAACTGTGTTGACCTGAGAGTTAGCAATGAGGTGTTCTCTAATCTTTGTTGTAATGTCGTAGAAACTCATAATAAGATAACCTCTATGAGCGAAAGGTGTTTAAAAAGAAAACCCCTCCGAAGAGGGGATTTTTCATAATATGTTATAAAACATATTCAAACCATTTACCACTATTATAAACTTTTAAAAGTTTAAAGCCATCTTTTTTTAAGATTCTTTTTGCTTGGTCTAATGGTCTTTTGTTAATTTTATCGCCCTCAAAAAATAATGGATAATTATCTGGAATTCTAAAATCATTAGGCTTTTCAAAAATGTAATACCTTGTATATTTAACACCACCATCTTTTAATATTGAAACTTGCATCTTAATAGTTGTTTTGATTTCTATACTGCTAATATATAAACAAAATAATTAACAAACCTAATGTTTCAATAATTTTTTTCTACAAAAGAAAACCCCTCCGAAGAGGGGCTTGTTATTACTTTATTGTGAAGTTTGAAGTTACGCTGGTCTTATTAGAGTGTAAGTAGTCTACTACTTTGTCGGGACTTACTGAGGTTGTCCAAAACTCACCACCCTCCTCATTTTTAACTTTTGCTGAGACTCTTCCTGTTTTTGAGAATCTAACATCTACAATCTCGCAGTTTAGGTTGTAGTCATCGCATCTGTATTCGTTGCCCTGTTGGTAAAGTTCTTTAAAGGTTTTCATAATAGTTGTTTTGATTTCTATAGTGCTAATATATAAACAAAATAATTAACAAACCTAATGTTTTAATAATTTTTTTCTACAAAAGAAAACCCCTCAGAAGAGGGGCTTAGTTCAATGTATCTAATTAAGCGTTTTTTAATTTACAGTCTAACGCTTTTTGGAATGTTTCTCTCGCTTTAGCTAATTCATCCTTTGAATTTTGATAAATCGCTTGAGTTGACTTTTGTTTATTGATTGAAATTAACTGCTCAAGTCTTTCAGTTGTAAGTTTTCTTAAATCCATTATAATAGTTGTTTTGATTTCTATACCGCTAATATATAAACAAAATAATTAACAAACCTAATGCTTCAATAATTTTTTTTCTACATCACTCTTCTCCTTGTCATATACAAGTTTAGTAAGGCATTGGGATAAGGGTAACATAGTGATAGTATCGTACCTACTAACATCACCTCCTGCAAGATGGTCTACACTTCCATACCATCCCCACTTTCTACTGAAGTTAGCGGAGGCTGAGAGATTAAGCTCTCCTTCTTCTCCTCCTCCAAAGAGGTCTGGG